TCTGCTGCTACAACTGCATGGGTGGCATCTACTGCCTATGATTCTGGTACTGTTATTCGTCCCACTGTAGACAATACATTTGTATATCGTTCTACTGCGGCGGGTACTTCCGCTGGTACAGAACCTACATGGCCTACTACAGAAGGTGCAACAGTTGTAGACAATGACATTACATGGACATGTGAGTTGTATGCTTTTCCAACACCACATATTCCAATTCCTATTTTCTTAGATGCTTATTTGTTTGTTGCTAAAGCAGACAGTGAAGATGTTTACAATAGCAACTTGGATGACCCAACAGCATGGACTGCTGGTGATTACATCTCTGCTGAAATGTATCCAGACAAACTTGTAGCGTTGTCTAAAAACAACAACTACTTGTATGCCATTGGTTCTAACAGTGTTGAATATCTGTATGACAATGCCATAACAACAGGCAGTCCTTTAGAACGCAACGCGGGTGCTGTACAACAGTTTGGTTGTGCTGCCATAGGTACAGTTGTACAAACAGAAACTGAAGTTATTTTTGTTGGTGAGACTGGTAACGGTGGGCACACTGTTTGGACCATTGATGGTTTTAAAGGTAAAGAAATTGGTATTGCTGCTGTAAAGAGTTCTCTTCTTGCAGAAGGAGCTAGCTTATCTACAGCTAAAGCCCATTGTATTCGTGTCAGTGGTCAGAAACTATACATCCTTTGTTTGTCTCAACGAACATGGGTATATAGTTTTGATAACCAAATGTGGCATGAGTGGTCTACTAATGGTGGTATATGGGTTGGTGGACATGGTGGGGATGGTCCTAATGGTAGTTCATACATTTTAGGTATTTCTAACGGTAAAACTTATTTGATGAATGAAACTTTGTTTACAGATGCTGGTACAGCAATTACTTGCAGCATTACAACAAACAAACTTGATTTTGATACCATTAACCGTAAATTCATGCATCGTTTGTCTTTAATTGGAGATGTGCCTGACTCTACTCTTGTAGATTCTGCTGTAACAATTCAATGGAGTGATAACGACTACAAAACATGGAGTCCTGCACGTACACTTAAGTTTACTCCTGACTTACCTGCCATGCTTCAACTTGGTCAGTTTCGTAGACGGTCTTTTAAAATATCATACTCTCTTCCTCACTTGTTGCGTATGGAAGGTATGGAAGTAGACATTAACAAAGGAAATGCGTAATGGCAACACCTTTACCTCCAGCACCCAATGCTGCTGCACCCGGAGATTTTGTTTGGGTTGATTGGTACAATAAGCTTCAAAAGATTTTGTCTGTTACAGGTTCCATTGCTTGGAATTTAATTGATTTTAAAAGTAGTAAACTTACAGACATTGTTAAACGAGATCACAATGATTTACTTGCTATTCAAGGTGGAACATTTACAGAACATTATCATTTAAATAATGCTCAGTATGTAATAGCAACACAGGCAGCAAGTAGTACATTAAGTGGTTATTTAACTGCTGCAGATTGGTCCATATTCAATAGTAAAGGCGCTGGAACAGTTGCGTCTGTAACTGGTAGTGGCAATATTGCTTCTAGCGGTGGCACAAATCCTAATATTACTTTTACAGGAATATTGCCTATCTCGAATGGAGGAACAAATACATCTGCAACGCCTACATTAGGAGGTGTTGTTTATGGTACTGGTACTGCACAAGCTTATACAGCTACAGGCTCTTCAGGACAGTTTCTGACATCTTCTGGTGCTGGCGCTCCTACTTGGACAAGTGCCACTGCTTTGACTGGTGCTGTTGGTTATTACGGATCTTATTTAGATACATCTACGGTTACTGCCACAAGCAGCACAGTTGCATATGTGATGAACATTGGCACTGTTGATTTGCAGAACGGTGTAAGCATTGTTAGCGGAAACCAAATTACAGTTGCTAACGCTGGTATTTATAACCTGCAATTTAGTGCTCAGTTTACTAACCCAAATTCTGCCATTGCTGATGTATCAGTTTGGTTTCGCGTAAATGGCGTTGATATTGTTGATGGAGCAGGTACAAACGGTGTTCCTGCAAAGCATGGTTCAAATAATGGCTTACAAATTGTTGGTTGGAATTCAATCTTCAGTTTAAATGCTGGTGATTACATTCAACTTGTTTGGCATTCAGATAAAACTGGTGTTCAGTTAATTACTATTCCTACTACAACTGGACCAGTAGTACCTGAATCTCCATCTTTAATCGTAACTATCCAAGCACTGTCTCAAATTGGCATTGGCTATTATGGGCAAACTTCTACCACAAGTACAACAATTGGCACAGGTTCAAAAACATTTACTGTAAGCATCCCTGCAACAACAACAGCATTTACCGTGGGCACACGGGTTAGATTTGCGTACACAACTACGCCATCTAATTTTATGGAAGGTGTGATTACTGCTTTTGCAGGAACATCCATGACTGTACTGGTTGATCTAACTAATGGGTCTGGTACTTATGCTACTTGGTCCGTATCTGTTGCTGGTAACCAGGGTACAGGTGCTGTAACTGCTATTAGCATAGCTTCTTCTAATGGTTTGGCTGGAACATCTAGTGGTGGAGCAACTCCCACACTTACCCTTTCAACAAGCATTACAGGGCTGTTAAAGGGCAATGGAACAGCTATTAGTGCAGCGGTAGCCAACACAGACTATGTTCCCTTATCGACCGTTTTAACCAAGACAGCCGATTACACAATAGCCAATACTGATGCATGGATTATCAATAACAAAACCGGCTCTGCCCTGACCTTGACTTTTCCTGCTGCCGCGTCTTGGACGGGTAGGTCAATCACAATTAAGAATATGCAAGCTCAATTGGTTAACTCTGCTACTAGTAACATTGTGCCTATTGACAGCACAACTGCTGGTACAGCTATATTGTTAAGTGTTGTTGGCAACTGGGCTACGATGGTATCTGATGGAACTAACTGGGTTATTATGCAAGCTGCTTCTAACAACAATTTGCTTTTAGAATAATTTATGAAAATCTATACACAACTTACACGAGAAGATGCACTTGAGATGCTTAAAATTGCAGAACAAATGCACAGTGAATCTCCTAACTTTAACAAGTATCCATTTGATAAAGAGAAGCTTTGGAGTTTGTTTGATGCTTCTGTTCGTACTCCTGCTAAGGTGTGTATGATTTATGCTAAAGAAGGCAATGAAATTTTGGGAGGTATTTTGGGTCATATCAATCCACAATACTTTTCACATACGCTAGTGGCGTCCGACTTGGGAATGTTCCTAAAACCAGAGCACCGTGGAGGCACGACCTTTATTAGAATGTTTAAAGCTTTTGAACAATGGGCGAAAGACAATAAAGCAACAACTATTGTTGTGGGACATTCTACAGGAAACAACACAGAAAAAGCTCAAGGGATGTTTAAGAAATTAGGCTATTCCTTCATGGGTTACATTTTTAACAAGGATATTTAATATGTGTACAGGTGCAGAACCAGCAGCCGCAGGCGCGGCATGTGGAGCAGGAGCAGCGGCTGAAGGCTTGGGAGCAATGGGTGCGGCAGATGCTGGCTTAGGCTCTTTGGCATTAGGAGATATGGCTGCTACTGGAGCAGGTGCAGGTATGCTTGGAGCTGACGCTTTGGGTATGGGTGCATTAACTGCTGGAGAACTTGGTACAGGATTTGCTACAGATATGGCTGCTGCCGGTTATGGAAGCACTACTGCTGAAGGCTTGGGTGCTTTAGGTGGTGCGGATATTGGTGCTACCATGGGTAGTGATGTCGCAGCATTTGGTCAAGGTGGTATTGCACCACAAGCAACTGGTTTAGGTGCGGATGTTATCAGTCCTGCTACAAACGTTCCTGGTGCTATGGGACCACGTACGGCTAGTGAACTTGGAACCCAGTTTCAAGAAGCAATGACTAGTGCTGGTGTATCTAGTTCTCCTACGTTGGGAACTATGTTTCAGTCAGGAATGGACGCTTTAAACAAACCTTTGTGGCAAGGTGGTGTGTCAACACGACAGGGATTGTCTAATTTGCAACTTGGTGGTGGTCTGTATGACATGTATGCCAAGAATAAAATGGCAGATGCTCAATCAGCTCAAATGAATAAAATTAGTAGTATGTATGCTCCGGGTAGTCCTGAGTACAACTTGATGATGCAACAAATTGCACGTAAAGATGCTGCTGCGGGTCGTAATAGTCAGTATGGTCCACGTGCTCAAACTTTGGCTGGCATGATTGCAGACAAGAAAGCCGGTTTGTTAGGTAGTTCAGGTTATCAAAACTTGGCTAACTCTCAATTAAGCAATAAATACGGTAGTTTGAATAGTCTGTTTGCTTTAGGTGGTAAAGTGGCAGCTCCTCAAATCGCACCTACTACAGGAGGTTAATTATGGCTT